GACGTGGTCATGCCATCCGCAGCGGCAGGTTTGTCCGAGCTATTGAGTGTCAATGGCGAGGAATTATATAAAGAGTTCATCCGACTTGCAGCTGAAGACCCCACAGCACGCCCAGCAATCCTTGAGCGCAAACTCAGGGCATTCTCTGGGCGGGCATGGATGTGGGGCGGATTATCCCGACGCGAACAAACAAGGTTGTTGGAGGCGTGTCGTAAACCGGAAATACTTAAACCGGAAACATTTGGCGCCACGCCCAACCAACCGCCCGTGGTACCATCTGCACCCGTTCAACGGGGAGAAGCTATGGCCCTCCCAGAAGAACCGGCTAAAGAAACCACCAAGCGTACACGTAAATCTGGACGCGGATGTCGCCAGAGGCGTACGATACGCCGACTTAAGGAGTGGTACTACTCACGCGGGCTTGACTGGTTATTGCGGTCACACTACGACAGCATCACTGAATTGGAGCGAATCATCTTCGAGTCGTGGCTCAAGATTGAGGCACCAGACGATTACGAGCGCCTCGTCATCATATATGACGTGTGTTGAGGACAAGGCTCCGAGTCGACAGCCTCAGCTCAAACGCGGGCGGAGCGAAACAAGTGATGATGATAGCATTAGTTGTGACAGCGAGCGATCAGTCGCGTCGGCTAAGCGCAGTAAAACTGGACCCAAACGTGTTAAACCGCAATGTTATGGACCGTCTAGTGCCTTTTGGCATAAAGGGGCACAGAGTAATCCAATGGCTCATACTTGTGGCGAATTGGGCACGTTACCAGTTAAGATTGATGAACCAGTCCGCCATAGGGCCGATTTGACGCGTGGGGTATCGCGACTGCGTCGATACTTCACGAGACCACACAATAGATTGCCACTGATGGTTGACGACGAGTTGACTGCTTATTTGCAGTGTGAATTCGCCTTTAGACCACGTACACCAGAATTGCTGCCCCAGATGGCAGGCAAGGCTAGACAATTTCTGGCAAGGTATGACTGCTCAGAGCTAACGTGGAGGAGACGAGCGGAGATGGTCGTACGTTGTGTGGGAGCGGCTATGGATATTACGCAGCCGGAATACGAGGTGCGACAGCACTTCAGGGATCCGTGGCAGACTGATGAGCGTGCAAAGCAGGCCCAATTATTGACGACGGGACTGGTGTCTCGGGGTGGCTTGCTTACTCGTTCATGTAAACTGCCTAAGATCACCAAGGCTGCGTAGGACACCCGTTCCCTTCCCGCTGTCTGCGTTCGTGGCTTGTTACCTGGGCAGGTCATTGCAGGCAGCTGGATCAGGACAAGGGAACGGGATTGTGTATGTAGGCGACGAACCTACATGAATGTTGTGGTTGCACATGCAGGACAGGAGCTGCAGCCAACCAATTATGTTTGGACTCATGCGGGGTGTGTCCACAACGAGGAAGCAGCGCTTCGGTCTAGACACCAGTTGGCCGCCCCCCCTTGCGAGAGGAGTGGCTTGCTGGCGCATTTGGCCAATGAACTTGCTGATGAGGTGTTGGCTAGCGGTACTGACCATTGGTTGGAACCGATAAGCTACTCCGAGGTGATATCTCGGTACACCGGCGGCAAGAAGAAGCAATATATAATGGCGCGCCAATCGTTGTATGAGACCCCCCTTAACAATGAAGATGCCAAAGTACGCATGTTTATCAAGGCGGACAAATCTCATGAAGCTGACTATAAGGCACCTCGAGCTATACAGCATAGATCGAAGCGTTATGGCGTGAGCTGGGCGCGATATGTCATCCCTATGGAACGCGCATTGTACACGCTTGAAGATCAATCTGAGTCACCCATTTGCGCTAAGGGGCGTAACGCTGATCAGCGAGCGAGCGATCTGCTCGCTAAAGCCGCAACGTTTGCCCAGCCCCTATTTATGTGTCTGGATCATTCTAAGTTTGACGCGCACATAACACCAGAACTGCTACGGATTGAAAGTCGCTTTTATCAACGGTTGTTTGGCGGCATTCATCGTAAATCAGTGCGTAGGTACATGTTGATGCAGATGCGAAATCGGGGTGGTACCAAGAATGGCACGCAGTATTACACGCCTGGCACACGTATGTCAGGTGAAGCTAGCACCGCCCTAGGGGGAACGGTACTAAATATATTGTTGCTGCGGGCTTGGCTTGGCGCGATACGACACTGTATGTATGTCGATGGAGATGACTCAGTGGTGATAATAGAGCGTGACGATCGCGCCCTGTTGCCTGATTGGCAACGACTATGCGGGCGATGTGTATGCACACCAAACTAGAGCAATCCACAGAGGTGTTTGAGGAGGTGGAATTTTGTCAGAGCCGACCAGTGGAGGTAGGCGGCAGGTGGCGCATGGTGCGTAATCCCCTGCGAGTCCTATCCCGTGCTGGTTGGAGTGTGTTGCCAATGCCACCATCATTGGTACACCGGTGGGTGAGATCGGTCGGGTTGTGCGAAATGGTGCTGGGGCGAGGGGTCCCGATACTGCAACGCTTGGGCGAGTTGATGGCCCAACGGGGCTCTGGCCGCTATTATGTGACGGACAAGCACTATGAAGCTCGCAAGTTGCAGCATGGCATTGATCGCGTTCAGCCCATTGATGTGGAGTACGCCACTCGTTTAAGTTTTGAGCGAGCTTGGGGCGTGGATCCACAAACCCAGATGCTTATTGAGGACACGTTAACAGTCGAGTATGACGGCCATGTGGACCTATATCATGATCAGGCTCCACTTGCCCGAATCCTGTAACGTGGTTACAATCAGCATTGACTTGACATGTCTAAGAATCAGCCAGTCAGTAAGAATAGGCGCGGACCTGCTCCGCGCCCCGCCAATCGCAAACGGCCGCGCGCGGCACGGCGAAACTATGTCCTTAATAACATTCCCGGCCCAGTGCCCATAGGCGTGGGAGCTTCTGGCACCAACGCTTCCGTGGGCGCTCTGCGGGTACGTAATAAGGAGTATTGGTTCACGTTGTCCGTGCCGGATAAGGCTGGTATTAAAACTGTGGGGTTTACTCCGGGCGGGTCCGGTATGACGGTTCTGGATGGCTTGGGCTTGATATATGATAATTATCGAGTGCACCGAGCGCAGGTATTCCTAGTCGGTACTGCTCCGACTACGTCACCTTCAATCGCGAATTGTTGTATCGACTATGAACCCGGATTGGCCCCGAAAACGCAGGACAATGTTTTGCGCACAGTCCCTAACGTGACACTCCCCTTGTACCGCAATGCATCGCTGGTCGCCAATAAGACGAGTATGATGCGCCGTAATTGGTTCATTACAACCTCCGGTGCAGCCGCAGAGCAGAACACAGTGTTTCTGTTGAGTTCGTGGCTCACCGGTACAGCAGCGGAATCTATACTGGTGTATTGCGAGTACGACGTGGAGTTCCGTAACCCTCAGAAAGGTTCATAGGGAGACGCGGGTCCCCTCCGGGAGGTGTATGTGGGTCAACGAGCGGTGTACAGCGTTTGTTTCGAACGCCAAAGACCGTCTGGAACTAATCCGAAAACTAATTATTATCGTAAAGCCATTAGTGGCCTTCCAAACGGAGTGCTATCGAGCACTACTAAGTTGACCCCATCTGTTCCAACCGCTGGCAACGTGACGATGAACGTCATTAACGCTGGCGCTGGGGCAGAGAATTACGCGGGCGACACAGCCTACTTCAGACCGTCTAATGTCACCCACCAGCTGAATGTGCAGTGGAGTGCGCGACGGGCTCAGTTGGTACGTGCCTGCGTTACTTACACCACCTCCTTGATGGGATCCGTGCAACCAAACGCCATATTTTGGCAGGCGGGCTTTCAACCCAGAGCGGGGTCATTAACAGTATCCGCTTTTCAACTGGTGAAGGGCGAAATAGCCACCTGGGCCTGCCAGTATGCAGCGCAGGCGATCGATACCAAGTTACCGGAGTACGGCCCCAAGCTTGATGCAGCATATGTGCGATTCACGTTTCTAATTCGGGGACTTTTGGATCGCGCTGCTACTGCTTGGTCGCTGCGCTTCGTGCACAATGGATCTGAGATATCAATGGTGGAGCAGTTGCCATTCAACCTCACGCCCGTTGAGGGCGTGTATGATTACAGTTACGATTTTAGCGTTGATGTTAATGCACGCATATGGCAGTATGCTACCATGCCAACTCGCGCGGAGTTGCAACATGAAGATGAATTATGGCGGCGAGCAGCATTCAGAGATAAAATGAATCAAGCTCGCCACGAATTCACCATGCAAATGGCGCAGCAGCAATCGCAACAACAGACCCCTACTGCAGGCGCAGAATCACCTGCAGAGGGATGACCCACGCTAAGCGCGGGCACCGGATGGACTGGTGGCCGGATTGGCATTGACGACGGTGGCACAGCCTTGGTCGTCAATGCGGCTCCGATCACCTTTAGCACCGATCAGACCAGGTTGGGCTGGGAGGCTGAAAAGTCTCCGCCCCTCAGCGTCCTCGAAATCTCTTTGAGTGGGGGAGGACGCTTAGACCTAATAATA